CGCGTTTCAGTAGGTCCGCGATTGCATCTGCAATTGCGTCAGAGTCGATGTCGCCGTTTTCATCCACGTCGAAATCGTTGAGGTCAAGAAACTTCTCAGCCACGGCAGGGTTAGCGAGCTTCCCCGTTGCAGCAGCTTTCAGTTCGGAACGGATGATTCGCTTGTTCGCAGCAGCCGTAGCCTCAGCACGCGCCTCAGCCCTTGCGGCTTCCAGTGCTTGCTCTTCAGCTGGCTTGTCCTTGATTGCGAGTTCCGCTCTGATGCGGTCCAGTTCGGCCTTAGTAGCTCGCGCGTCAGCCTTTGCGGCGTTGCGTTCAGCCTTCATCCGGTCGAGAGCCTGTTTGCCTGCATCACCGAGCGCATCAGGCGCATCGGCTTCGGTTTCTTCGACTTCCTCGGTTACTTCTTCCTCCGACGTTGCGTCTTCGGTGACCTGCTCTGACATAGAGAATTGCTCCCTTGGGTTAGTTTAAAAGCGACATTGCGTCGCGTCTGATCCGCCCCAAAGGGTGGAAGATTTGGGCATGAAAAAAGGCCCCGCGTGCGCGAGGCCCCTTCCCATGTGAAAACTGTTCAGTTGATGTAGCCGTACTTGGTGAGCAGATCGCGCATACGTTCGGGATTACCGCCCGCCATTTTCACGATCTGCTCCGGGAGAAGACGTACCGTCGTTGTGCGACGGTAACGACCATCCTTCGACGCCTGCGCTGTGGCACGCAGCTCCGACCTACCAAACGCACCCCTGGCAGTCGTACCCTCCACGGTCGCGTACACCCGTAACGGGGTACCGTCCGCCTTCACACCTATCGTGATAGGGCGTAGGACGCTACGTGCGGGGTTAGGGAGAGTGGAGTGACCCGAATACCCGATCCCATACGCTCCACGCCTAGCATTGACCACAGCAACAGGGTCGGCGCCCGCACGGATCGCCTCAGCACCCGCATTCGTGAACCTACGATCCTGCTCAGCCTTCGACAACGAATCAAACAGTGCTTGCGGATCAGTCGGAATATCCTTCGGAACCTTACCCGACTCCGTAATCGCAACCGTCGAACACTGACACGACACGTGCCGTCGAAACGCTTCCTCAGCCGAATACATGCCCACCAAGATGGCGCACCTCGAGCAGCAGGAACCGTTCGCCACCCGAATGTAACGGGTGTACTGCTTCCCGCCCGCAATCGCACGGTCAGCGTTACGACCCATATCCTGAATCGCAGCCTGCGCAAGAACCGCCACAAAATGGGCTGCCGACTCAAACGCTCGGGCAGGCTGAACACCCCCACCAATGAGAGTCTTCGTATTCGTCACCGCACCATACAAGGCCGGCGCAACCTCACGCCCGTCACCCATCACATTCGTCAATGCATCCACATTCAACATCGTCTTCGGCGCCTGATACCCGTAATGGGAATCCAGCGCACCCGAAAACGTGACCGCCTGCACCGCCGCAGACCTCTGAAACGCCGTAACCTGCTGCACCATCTGCGGTGCAACAACATTCCAACCAGCATCCAAATTCTGCAACGGCACAGTCCGCCACAACCCCATCAAACGGACACCCAACCGATTGCCAAGTGCAATACGGTCGTCCTGATGCTGCGAAACAAGATCAGCTAGCGTTGACATCCTGTCCGCCGTTCATTTGCGCATTCACCGCAGCCTGAACACCCGCCTGCATAGCCTGGTCACCCTCAGCCTGAATCATGTCCTTGATCCGCTGCATGTCATACGGGTCAACACCGTCAAGTTCCATCAGATACTCGAGCGGATAACCGGTCTGCCGCTTCTTCAACAGGGCATCAGCAAGTTGCGCTTCCGACCTGATTTCAGGGTTCATCCACACAATCGAAGACAGCCGCACCTCTTCAGCAAGCTTCGCGTCACCCTTAGCAAGCGCAATGAGCCGGAACACTTCACGCAGAGCCGGTGTCGCGAACGTCTGAAACTCAACAACCTTTTTGTTCAGACCAATCTCTGACGCCTTCAACCCGTCAGCGTTCACATTCGACATACCCGTTTTGCTCACAAGGTAAGTCGGCGGGGTACGGGTCTGAGACGCAATATGCCCAACCAGAACATCGATCACATTCGTGAACACATCCAGGCTGGCCGCATCCCACTGGTCAATCTTCGCGTTCGGATCAGAGAATGTAGCGAAACGGGTTTCATTCAACTCCCGCATCGTCACCGGCTCAAGGCCAACCTGATTACCCTCAGAATCCAAAATGCGGCGCATCGGAGGAGTGGCGCCCAAAAGGACACGTGCAGGCATCGACGCATAATCTGCGGCGAACATCATGTACGCCCACAGAAGGTTGATCGCATCCTGCTTCGGAATCACACCAGCGATCTCAGACTGAGGCTCGCCACGCAACATCGGTCGGTTAGGGATCTCCACCAACGGCACAACACCCATCGGGTTCGGCAGAGGCCACGGCTCATTACCAACCAGGCGCTGATTCCACTCGCCAACCTGACCAACACCGAACTGTTCCATCTGAACCGACTGCGGAAACTGATTCAGAGTAGGCAGGCCGGCCCTAGACCGAATCCACTTGAACACATGATCAGCCGTATACAAAGTCGCGTACTCGTTGACCTCATCAACCCACGTCTTCAACGCCGCTTTCCGCTTACGCGGATTCATCCAGTCGTACTCAATCTCACAGTTCGACGGGTGCTCCCACGTCACCTCAGCGTTCTCACCATCACCCCACACGAGAACATAGGAACGCTTCGCGTTGAACCCCGTCAGAAAGCCTTGAGACGACTGCGCCTCAAGCTCATTCAGAGACCACTGATCCCATAACGCAGATGCACGCTTCTTCGCACCCCCGCCATTCCCACGCAGTTTGATCCCATTGACCTTGACGCGCTCACCCTCAGCATTCGTCACCGACGCACACCAGTTATCCGAAAACGACGCATACCGCGCGCCGTTCTCCTGCAACCACTCATCCGTCGCAAACGTTAGAGCCTGATTACCTGCGTAATACTGCTCAAACATGTCAATCTCAGGCCGACGAAACCGCAACCGCACATACATACGGTTCGCGAGACGGAGGGCCTCTTTGGCATCGATGACAGCCACGGGGCCTCCAAGGGTTACATGATCCAGGCGTAATTCGGTTGTTCCGGTTCATACCCGGATGCGATCACGTCGCCAGCAGCCTCATGAGCCAAAACTGACGACATTGCAAGGTCGATCTTCTGCGTTTCGGACGCCTTGAAAATCAGGTACGTCGGATACGGGTTACGGGCCATCTCGACCGCATTCCGCACATGCACCAACACGGTTTCGTTACCGTCATGACGAAACGTCGACTCCGGCATGACCACATCAGTTTTGAACCGGTCCAAAGCGGCATGCATAGCCTTCGGACGGTACGTTTCCCACCGAAACACGCGCTTCGGATACCGACCCTCGAGCTGATCAATCTCCGTCTGCCAAAACGGGGGGTCCGCATACAGGCGAACCACGTCATAGGTGGCAAACAGTTCCTCGAACGCAGCCATCACCTCAAGACGCGGAACACGCCCCAACGGCCAGCCCGCCGGGTTCCAAATCGTTGGCCGGCCATCATGGTAGGTGGGCGTGAACTGGTACCCGTCAAGCGTTTCCGCCCGAATACCCGTCCAGTCATTCACATCCGAACCGTCAAACCCCAACACAATCGGAGTCTTAGGGGCAACCTCGCGCGGTTCCGCCTTCAGAACCCACTTAGCTTCCTCAATCCACGCACCAGACCCAGCCACAATCCGGTTCCCAAAGAACCGTTCCGCATCCGAAGCATCCTTCTCAATCAGCTCCGCAGCCTCAGCCTCAACAGCATCAATCGACACCCACGGGGCCGCGCGGTAATTGAACTGGAAGATCTTGCGACGCTCGGCCTTGTTCTTGAATGACAGATTCGCGGGCGGCTGCTGGAAGTCCTTATTGATGTCCAGAGCTGCAGACTCATAAGTGCGCTGCGCAACCGAATCCTGTGCAGGATCCCACGAGTTCGTCGTCTCAATCGACCGACCACCCATACCCGCCAAACCACGACGCTGAGTCTTCGCCAACTTGTGACCAGAATTCGACTCCACCCACAGGCCAGTCTCATCCTGAGCGGCAAACGTGATCCGCTGACCAAGACGAGAGGTCGCCTTCGACGTAACCACATCAATACGGCCACCACCAGGCAGACGAATGAACTCCTCACCCGTCTTCGGAATCACAGTCGCCAACGGACCCTTATCGATCATCGGACGGAGCGCGTCATACGTGTTATCCGTCTGATCCTCCGACGTAGCAGTGATCTGAATCAGCGGAGTAGACCACGGGCGCCCCAAAGGCTCACCATCGTCATACTCGTACCACCAACCACACCCACACCCGAAATCACGGCAATCGTACGCATCACCAGGTGCAGCCCACCCGTCGAAAACGACAGGACCAACACCCTCAGCACACACAAACGCAGCAATCAGCGGAGACTTACCCCACTTCTGCGCCCGCACAAGCTGAGAACGACGAAACACGAACGCATCCGCCGGCTTCACAACCCGCGAAATATCCGCAGAATCCTTCACCCGGTAATGGTTCGCAACAAAACTGAGCTGCTCATCACCAAGGACAAACGGCCTGCCGACATCATCACCATCAGGAATCACACAATGCGCTTCAATCCACTCAGCAACAATGCTCAGCGGAACATCAGCCACCCTGAATCGCCTTCAAACGATCCTTAGCCGACGAACCAGAACGAACCGGAGCCTGACGACGCTCACCAAGCTCATCCTCAGCAAACTGCCACCGCAACGAATGCATCCCAGGCAGGCTCAGCCCGATCTCAGCAGCCATCCTGAGCACAGCGGTCTTCAAACCAGCAGAAGCCTCGGTCTCAGTCGACTCAAGAAACGCGCGCACATACGCGGCCACCTCAAACTCAAGACCAAGCTTCTTCCACATGAACGCCTGCGGCTTACGCCACAAAATCACCCACAAATCAGTCTCAGCACCAAGAGCAGCCCCCAGAGGGAACCGGGGAACATCACCCTGGTAACCCTCAACAGGAAGAACAACCCAATCAGCATCATCCTTACGATCCCGACGCAACGCATTCGGATCAGGAGCCGGACCAGACCTAGCTCGAGCACCACCACTAGGCATATATCGACTCCCTCAGCATTGCGCTGGCTTCATTGCGAAGCATCGGACATTCGAACAGATGTTCGAATTGAAACGTTTGAACCCGTCAGACGTAAAGATTGCCTCACCGGCGGTGCTATGGCGCATCGTGATCGGGGGTCCCCCGCCTACCCATCCCGTCCGTTATTCGAACGTGTGTTCACTCACTCGGTTGCCTTTGCTGACATTGCACACGAGGTGCATGAGCTGTGTGTTATCAAGCGTGTGCATGCCACCCTTACTGATGGGTGTGATGTGGTCGATGCTCTTGCTCATGGGTGATGGGTACTCGAGGGTGAGATCTATGGGTGTGTGGCATCCAGCACACTGTGTGCCATCACGTTGAATGATGTCAGTTGTCATCACCACATCACCGTTGTGCACACCGTTCATGCGTGCTCTGCGTGCGTGGTAGTTGCTGCGCTTACGCTCAGTCCATGCGTCAGTCGTGCGTCCTTCTGCACGTAACCAGCGTTTATAGTGCGGGTTACACCAGCCTCGGGCTCGTAGTGGTCTGTCGCATCCGTCTTCCGAACAGTTCTTTGTGGGTGAATCATGGCGTGTTCGCATGATCACCTCGTGTTCAGTTAGGTGCGCTTGTTCCAGCCGCCTGGTTGTTCTTGTGCGGTGGATCTGTCGTGGCATGGCTTGCATAGGCCGCGGCCAGCAGAGGGCGCGTCAGGGTCAAGGCTGTGTAGCTCGAGTTCCTTGCGTGACATGGGCCAGTGGTCAGCCACGGTGGACTGTGCTGCTTGACAGATGACGCAGATGGGGTCACGTGTGAGTACTGCGTGTCTGAAGTGTTGGTGGCCAGCACTGTTGTATCCACGTTGTGTGGCTGTGCCTCGTGCGTGGTCTGCTGCTGCACGGTGCGTGGCACATCTGCTGCCTTCACCACGTGGGTAGATGTTGGCGCATCCTGGTACTGAACAGACACGCATCTATTCGATGGTGGTTGCGGTGAACGTTGGTGCTGCAAGTGTGACCGTGATGGTCGAGTATCCGTCTGAGTTGGTCTTGGTGATGATGGGGTCACGTGTGAGCCAATAGCTGATGTCGATACCGTCGACTATGACTCGAGTGGTGAACGCTTTCTTGTCGGTCACAATCTCGACATGGCTACTGGTGGACATCTTGTCTGAGATGAGTCTGATCTGCGCTTCTGCTGTTGCCATGATGCGATCTCCCGTTCGCTTGGTGTTACTTAGATCCTTTGGGTAGCCAGCCGGCGTCGACGTACAGGGGCACGAACATGCCGGGGTAGACGGCGCTGGGTACTACGTCTTCGAATAGGCGGATGCCTGCAGCGTGGAATGCGGAGTCGCTCAGATCACTGCAGATATAGTGCTTGCTTGAGCTGAGGTAGCGTTCGATCCACAGTGGTGTCTTCGTTTTGAAGATGAGGCTGATGCCGATCATGATGAACGCCAACCGTGCATATTTGGCGCCGACAGCGTTGAGTGAGAACGTCTTCGCAACTAACTGTTGGTGTTCGGTCATGGGGAAGTCGGATACGACACCTTGGGGGAAGTGTGAGCGTGGCATCAGGGTGACACCGGAACCTTCAGCGGACACTACTTGGTCTTCGAGGAGGTTGCCTTTGGTGTCGTACACGTCCCCAACGATGTTGACGGTGTGGTTGAAGTCACTGTTGGTGACTGCGCGTATCAGCCAAGACCAGAAGCCGCCTGTGCGAATCAAGAGCATTTGACCTACGTCGCTCATGATGTGCTCCGGCTCTAGAACGACGAAAAGCGCCACCCGTCATGGGCAGCGCTTCGTCTTAGTTGTTGGTCAGCAGGGAACTTCGTCTAGCAGGTGTGAGTCGTCGCCAACGAGTTTCTGTTCGATCCGGTTGGCTTCACGGATGATGATGCGTTCAACGGTCATCTTTTGGATGGCGAGCGCTTCAGCTATCTCGTCTGGCGTTCTCGTTTGCATCGGTCGCCTCCTTCGTGAACACGCTTGGGTGGGTGAGTAACCGGATGAGTGCGGGGAGTACACGTGGTGGGTGTGACTCGAGCAAGGGCCAGTACCGTTTGTCGGTCGAAATGCGTCCCCATCCGTGCCAGGGGTCAGTCATCGTTGGCTGCCTCTTCGGCCTCGAGCGCCGACTTGAAATCGCTCATGCGTGAGGGTGCGCTGCGCTCGATGTAAAACCACGGCAGGTACTTGAGCATCCGGTCAGGCATTCTCGCGGGCCTCATGGGCGTTTCACCTTCACTGGTTTCGGCAACCACTCAACCCCTGCCGCAGCAGCACGATCCTTGTCTTCGTGATCACGGGCAAGCGACGGCACCGGGAACTTGTCACCGCAGCACTGGCACTGGAACTTGTTGAGCGGGTCGATGTCGTGCATGGTGCCTCGGATCTAATGAGCGCTATACCGTCCATAACAGGCTGTAATGGCGCATATAGCTGCCATTACCCGTCTTCGTCGTCGTCGTCAGCGAGTAGCCACGAATAGCTGATCGCGCCGTCCTCGACCTCGGTTTGCGCTGTCCTGAGCATGCCGATGGTGGAGTAGAACATTTGACCTTCAGGGACGATGATGTTCGTTGCAAGTGATTCGTCTTCAGGGTTCATGCGCACTACGAATGCGACATACCCGACGATGGGGAATCCTTTGGTTTCGTCGTCTTCGACTTCGGCTTTGAGAGCATCCTCGAGGTCAGTCATTCGGGACTCACATCCAACGGTTTGCCAAGCTGGTCACGAATGTCCACCACTTTGAGCGCCATCTGTGACAGTTTCGCCTCGAACTGGTTGCTGTGATGCATGCTCGGTCATGTTCAGCCGCCCATTTCTTCAACCTGTGGTGAGTTCGTTTCAACCCACGCCCACGCCGTTTCACGCTGGGCAGGTGTGATCTGATCCCCGCACCACACCAGTGCACGCAACAGAATTCGCGACACATCAACAGGCACCACCGGGGTTGGTGTGACATGTGCGTGAGGTGTCGTGTACGGGTGATGACAGACACTACAGACCGGTTCAGGCTGGACCATTTGTGCACCGTCCCGTCAACCGTCTACGAACAGGACGCATGTAACAGAAGACGCCCGCGAGTGCTGCAAGAAAACCTGCCGATGAGCCGTACACGAAATGGCGCATCAGACACCGGGATGCTGTCGGCGCGAGAGCTGATATGCGGTCGCGACCAGAAGCTTGATGTAGTTGCCGCCCTCGGCGCGCGTGATGTGCTTCTTGCGCTTTCGGCTGCGGGCCGTGAACTTCAGGTGCTTCTGGGTTTCACGCCAAAGCTTCCGATTCGAGTTGCGATTCACGTTGTCAACGACAGGATCGCCCGTCTTCGTATCAAAACCGGGCCAACGAGGATGGGACATGTGGCTCCTTTGCCGACCGAAGAAATGAGGACCAACCCTGGACTCAACGAGCGGAACTGGTCATAAAAATGCCGTATGCAAGCGGGGGCAGGATTTGAACCTGCAACTCCGGGCAAAACCACGGCGGGCTACCAACTTCCCCCACCCCGCCCACACACGCGCTATTCAGTTATCGGCGGCAATCGGCGCCGCTATCAGCCGTATCAGCGCAAACACACAACTCATCCATGAGCCACATGAGCAACCAACACGACCAAAACTGCATATAAGCGCTGCAAGTCAAATCTGGTTTCGCTTATACCTGCAGGCCTTTTATACGGATCTATGTGCCCGTATACAGGGTTCCAGTAGTCACGACGCACTCGGCCACACTTCGAAGATCAGGCTCTAGGCCCAGAGTTGTTCTGTGGGTGGCGCGACTGCTGGAAGATTAGGTGGTGGTGCGGGCTGGCCGTTGTCGCCAAGCACCTGCACCACCAGATCAAATGACGCGCAAGTTATCCCACGCGTTGTTACGTGTCGTGAACATCAGCATCCCCGACTCCGACGACTCACCCCGAAGATTCGTGAACCAGGAGGAGCCACGATCCGATGCGGGACCGACGAACACATGCCGCGAATCACCAGACTGGTAATACCTGAGGCTGTGAAAGTGGCCGGCGATGAGGATGCGCGCCTTAGACACGGGCATGTTCCCGTGGCTTTGACCCTTCCACCACTCACCAATCTTGTCCGCCTGCCCAGCCTGATGACCATGCACAACACCAATATCCGACCCTGACGTTTGGAAGTACAACGACTCCATGTACGGTTCAGGGGTTTGCACAGTCACATGCCGGAACGCTGCCGGGTTCAGCTCGAGGCCGCGACGAATCATCTTCGCAATGCCCAGCCCATAGTCGGCGTGAGCGTCACCAGCAGGTGACTTCGG